GACTGCTTCTGGCCCGCGTGGATATGGGGGCCGCAGAACAGGCCGGCTGCCCGCTTCGTCTGCTTCTCGTACTCCAGTTACCTGACCGAGCGCGACAACATGCGTTGCCGCAACATCGTGATCTCAGACAAGTACAAGCGGCTTTGGGGCAACCGGGTCACGATCTCGACCGAGCAGTTCACCAAGGTCAAATTCGCGAATCAGCAAACCGGCTGGAAATTCGCGACCTCGGTCTCCGGTGTCGGCGTCGGCGAACGCGGCGACTTTCTGATCATCGACGACCCGAATGAGACGGTCGATACCGAATCAGAGGCGATCCGTCGCTCCACCGCCATCTGGGCCACCGAAGTCGTTCCAAGCCGTCTGAACAATCCGGAAAAGAGCGCGATCGTCCTCATCCAGCAGCGACTGCACGAAGAAGATGTCACGGGAACCTACCTTGAGCGTGAGATGGGCTATACGCATCTTTGCATTCCGATGCGCTATGAGCCTCGCCCGTATGTTAATGGCTGGATTGGCGAAGAGATTAAGACGATCGTTGACGACAGGGCGGATGCATTCACCACCAACCATCCTGACGAAGTCTTCTGGTGCGATCCGCGGCTGCATGACGGCGAGTTGGCGTGGCCTGAACGATTCCCGCATAAGGTCTGCGATGACTTGGAGAAGGCTTCAGGTCCCACGGCATGGTCTGGTCAGTACCAGCAGTCGCCCTCACCCCGCGGTGGCACGATCATCAAGCGCGACTTCTGGCAACTCTGGAAAGGAGAGCAGTTCCCGCGCGTAGAGTACGTCCTAGCCTCGCTCGATACGGCCTACACCGAGAAGGAGGCCAACGACGCATCCGCGCTGACGGTCTGGGGCGTGTTCCGCGATAAGGTCGAACGTCCGACCCTTGTGGACAAGTACGGCGAGGTCATCCACTTCGACGCCGACCGACCCGGCAATCCGAAGATGATCCTCCTGTACGCATGGCGAGAGAGGCTCCCGTTCCACGACCTCATCAAGCGCGTCATCGCAACCTGTACCGTGGATAAGGATATCATTCTGGACGATGCTGGTCGCCCACGACCGCGCTTCCCGGTCGATCGCCTGCTGATCGAGGCCAAGGCCACCGGCATCTCGGTCGCGCAGGAGATGACGCGACTGTACGCCTTCACCGGCAAGTTTGGCATCGAACTCATCGACCCCAAGCGGTTTGGGGACAGGTCGCCCGCGTCAACGCAGTCGAGCACCTGTTCTCTCAGGGGATGATCTACGCGCCAGATCGCGCCTTCGCCGACCTCGTGATTGAGGAAATGGCCATCTTCCCCAACGGGAAGCATGACGACTTGACCGACTCAACGTCCCAGGCCCTGCGCTATCTGCGTGAGATGGGCTTTGCCCTGCACACCGACGAATACGGCGAAGAGACCGCCAACGAACTGATGCACCGATCGCGCCCGCAAGCGATCTATCCGGTTTGATAGATGCCCGAATCGCTCCGCACCCGCGTCATTCCGCTGTTCGACCAGCCGGTGGAGGGGGAACCTCTGCCGGCGATCGAGATTGCGCTGACGGACGAAAAGACCGAGGGCGTCACCTTTGAAGACGGAGCGCTGAAGGTCGAACAGCCCGACGGATCGCTGATCATCGATCTGAATCCCGACTTGTCGGGCCAGAACAAGGATGGCGACTGGGACGAGAACCTCGCCCTCAAGATCGAACCCGCCGAACTCTCCCGCATTGCGTCAGAACTACTGACCAATATCGACGCCGACGAGCAGAGCCGCAAGGAATGGCTGGAGAACCGCGCCCGCATCATCACGTTGCTGGGCCTTAAATTGGAGGATCCGCGTAGCACGGCCGACACTGGCGCGGGTCTGGAGGGCATATCCGTCGTTCGGCATCCGATGCTATTGGAGGCATGCCTGCGGTTTGCCGCCAACGCCCGCGGCGAACTGCTGCCGGCGTCTGGTCCGGTGAAGGTGCGCAACGACACGCCGCCCAAGCCTGAACCGCCGCGCGGCATGCCGCCGATGCCCGATGCCGAGCCGCTGCAGAAGACCGAGGACCTCGCCACCGCACTGGAAGTCGATTTCAATCACTGGCTGACCAGCGTTGCGACCGAATACTACCCCGACACGGATCGGATGCTGTTCTATATCGGCTTCGGCGGTCTGGGCATCAAGAAGGTCTTCCATTGTCCCCTTCGGCGCCGGCCGGCGTCAGATAGTGTAGATGCTGAGAATTTTATCGTATCCAACGCCATCACCGACTTGACCGGCTCCGGGCGTATCACGGAACGCATCAAAATGCGTCCGTCTACGCTCAAACGGATGCAGATCGTTGGCGCCTACCGCGATGTGGCGATCACGTTGGCGCCAGCCCCAATCCCCACGCCCGTCGAGAAGAAAGTCGAAGAAATCCAAGGCACCAAGCAGCCGATGGCCACCGTATCGATGCAGGACATCGATCAGGTGATCTACGAGACCTACTGCGAACTCGACATCAAGGGGTACGAGCACAAGGGCGACGATGGAAAGGTCACCGGCCTCTACTGCCCGTACAAGGTGACGATCCACAAGGAAAGCCGCGAGGTCCTCGAAATACGCCGCAACTGGAAAGAGGGCGACGATCTCTGCATGGCGAAGGAGTACTTCGTCGACTACCTCTTCGCGCCGGGACTTGGCTTCTATCCCATCGGGCTTGGAAACCTTCTCGGCAATCTGACGACTGCTCTGACGGCCGCATGGCGACTGATGCTCGATAGCGGGATGTTCGCCAACTTCCCCGGCGGTCTCATCGCCAAGCAGGCCACGCGCCAGAACACCAACCAGTTTCGCGTCGCGCCGGGCGAATGGAAGCCGGTTGAGACCGGCACCATGCGGATTCAGGACATGGTCATGGCCATGCCCTACAAGGAAGTCGGCGCAGCCTTTGTCGCCTTCATCCAGCATCTGGAGGAGATGGGAGCCCGTCTTGCATCCTCAGCCCAGATCCAGATGGGCGAGGGCAAGCAGGAGGTCCCAGTCGGCACTACGTTGGCCATGATCGAGCAGGCCACGAAGATCATGGACGCCATCCATAAGCGGCTCCATCAGTCTCAGGCCCGCGAGTTTGCTCTGCTGAAGGAGCGGTTCAAGGAAGATCCGTCCTCGTTCTGGCGGCATAACAAAAGGCCTACGATCAAGTGGCAGGAGGAGCAGTTCATCGCTGCGCTTGAGAACAGCGAGATCGTTCCGGTCGCCGATCCGAACAACCCGACGTCGTTGCATCGCATCGCCAAGGCGGTGGCGGTCAAGACGCTGCAGCAGGGTAGCCCGGCGCTTTATGATCCGATGAACGTGGACAAGCGCGTCATGCGGATCGTCGGCATCGACCCAGAAGGCCTGTTCCGCGACACACCTGCTCCGCCACCGCCCGATCCGCGCATGGCCGCCGTGCAGGCGAAGAAAGAGGCCGAGCAGATCAAGGGCATGATCAACTACATGGAAGCCCAGATCAAAGCCGAGAAGACGCGGGCCGACATCCAGGATCAGGCGGCGGAGCGAGACTCGCGCGAGCGCATCGCGGGCATGAAGGTGATGGAAGGATACCTCCGCATTCGGATGGAGCAGATCATCCACGCGAACGATCTCGACCAGGGCAACAAAGAAGCCATGGCGCAGATGTACCGCGACTACATCTCTCACCTCACCGATCAACGGCGAGCGCAAGCCGAACACGACCAAGGCATGGACGAGGCATGGGATCGGCACGAACAGCAGCAGGTATCGGCGCAACAGCGGCATGCGCAAGATATGCGTCACGCCGATGAGCAGAATGAGGTTGCCGTGGAGCATAAACGAGAGTTGGCGAAGATCGCGGCGGCGCAGGCGCGAGCCAAACCAAAGACAGGGAGCAAGTGAGATGCATCCGTACCGCGACAAGGCTCTGGCCTCGGCAAAGCAAAAGATGCGCGCTGTGGGCGGGCGTATCCCGGATGATGAAGATTCCGATTTTGACGAACCGATGCCGGCATTAGCTGAAGAGGTGAACAAGCGGGAAGCGGAATACGCGGCTCCCGCCGGCACA